CCGTTGTTGCTTTTTAAAATTGAGAAAGAATATTGGAGTGTATTAAAATCATTCCTTTTATTTTTGGATAGACTTCCCCCATCACTAAATAATGACATAGACACATATTGTTTAAAGGAACTGAATCTGATATGAAAAACATTTCAGAAATGGTAGCAGGAGACGGCGGTAATTTATCTTTACCGCCTGCTTTTGTGTTTGTTAATCCTAAACAGCATCGTAAGTATAAAAAATCTAACCAAGATAAGGTTGATGGACGTACATCTGGTGCTCGTTCTCTGTTTAATCGCATTAATCGTAGAAAAATGAAAGAAGAATTAGAAATCAATACTATTTCTGAAGCTGCTCCTACCGAAACTGAGAGGGCACAGAAACAAATCGGCCAAATGAAAAAGTTGGGTCGTCAAAAAGATGTTCAGAAAAAGCGTGATGACGCTAAGAAGAAGATGCAAGGAAAGACCAAAGAGATGGATGTCTTAATGAAGGCACGTCTTCAGGACTTTAAAAAGAAAGCATCTTCTCAAACTAAGAAACTTTCTAGAATGAATAACTCTGTAGAATTAAAAGGTGATCACATTATGGAAAATCAAGACGTAATTCAAGTTGCATTAGATGTAGCAACCAGTGAACTTAATCCTCAAGGCGAAGGATCATTCGCAAAGATTAAATTTGGCGATGGATCTACACAGAACCTTGATAACTTCTCAGCAAAACGTATTGCTGCTTGTTACGCTCAGTTGGACGATACTCATAAGAATCAGTTTCAATATATGCTGAACAAAGACGCTACTACATATCAATCTGCTATTGATTTTGCCATCCGTAATGTCTGAGGATACTAGTATGGGAGATTCCCGCGATATTAATACCGCTATCTTAGAAAGATTGGAAAAGGTTGTAGAATCTTTGCAGGAAAATTCCATACAAATGGGAAAACTTCTTGCTGTTCATAATGAAAAACTGGACAAGCAAGATAGAATTGACGCTGTACTTTTTGAAAAGGTAGAGAGTTTACATAGAGAAGTTAATCGCTCTACTAACGATATCAAAAAAGGATGCGAGAGAGACATTCGTATGGTAGATGAGAGACTCCGGATGATGGAGAAAAAAATGTGGTCTATCTTTGGCGGACTTGCTATTATTAGTTTCTTGGTTTCTCCAGTAGGTCAGAGAATACTGAAACCATTTACCGAATCGTCACAATTGAGGTTGACTCCTATTGCTCCATCTGCTATTATAGGATCAGTAGAAATGCCTCTCATTGAGTTATCTTGACGTACAATACATAAATTTAATATCCCCTCGCTTGACTCTTTTCAGTCGCAAGAAGGCAGACCTGTACAATTTCAGGTGTCCTTACTGTGGCGACTCACAAAAGAGACGCAACAAAGCGAGGGGATATTTGTTTAAGATTAAGAATAATTTTGTGTTCAAATGCCACAATTGTGGTGTTGGTAGAACACTTTCAAATTTTCTTAAGGATCAAGATAATTTTCTCCATGATCAATATGTCATGGAGAAATTTAAAGAAGGTAGGACTGGCAAGGGAACTACTATACCCAATCCAAAATTTAATTTTGCAGAACCAAAATTTGTCAAAAAGAATACAGATCTTGAGAAGATTTCAGACCTAAATATTTCTCACCCGGCGCGAGTATATCTAGAACAAAGAGGCATCAAAGATCTTGAATACTTTTATTACTGTCCAAAATTTAAAGAGTGGACAAATAAACAAAAGAAGACATTTGATACCCTCAGACAAGATAGTCCACGGATCATAATCCCATTTAAAGATACACAAGGAAACTTATTCGGATACCAAGGCAGATCGCTCGCCCCTAAGGCAAAATTAAGATACATCACGATCATGCTAGATGATGAACATCCTAAAATTTTTGGATTGGATAGAATTAACAAAGAACAACCGATCTATATTGTAGAAGGACCATTTGATGCGACGTTCGTTAAAAACTCAGTTGCTATGGCTGGGTCCGATGCTGATATTCGCACGTTTGGTTGGAGCAATTATATTTGGATTTTTGATAACGAACCACGCAATAGAGAGATCGTCAACCGAATCTCCAAAGTCATTGACCGAGGAGATAAGGTAGTTGTCTGGCCTAATAAAATACAGGAGAAGGACATCAACGATATGCATCTTGCAGGACATGATGTCCAAAATTTAATACATGAAAATGTATATCAGGGATTAGAAGCAACACTTAAATTTAACACTTGGAAAAAAGTATGAGCAATGGTCACGGCACGAAAGTTCGTAAGCGTAATGGGTCTGTAGAACCCTTGAACTTGGATAAGATCCATAAGATGGTTGAAGAGGCATGTGAGGGTCTGGGGAGTGCTGTGAGTGCCTCTCAGGTTGAAATGAGTTCCGGTATCCAATTCTATGATGGAATTACTACAGAAGAAATCCAGCAAATTCTGGTACGTTCTGCTAGTGATTTAATTTCTTTAGATTCTCCTAACTATCAATTCGTAGCAGCACGTTTACTGTTGTTTAGTTTGCGTAAGCAAGTGTTTGGACCTGATTGGGTAAATGGATACCCATCAATTTATGATCATGCACTAGGATGTGTGGACCAAGGTGTGTATGACAGTCACATCATGAGTAAATACACTATGGAAGAGTGGTCACGGATTAATAGTTGGATTGATCATGATCGTGACATGTTGTTTACCTATGCAGGTCTACGACAGGTTGCTGATAAGTATCTTGTCCAAGATAGAAGTACCGGGAATGTTTTTGAAACTCCTCAGTACATGTATATGATGATTGCTCTGACTCTTTTCCAGGAATATAAAGAAGACCGTCTTTCCTATGTCAAAAGATACTACGACGCAATCAGCAAGCACAAAATCAACATCCCCACCCCCATCATGGCGGGTGTCAGAACAACACTTAGACAATTTGCTAGTTGTGTGCTTGTTGATTGTGATGACTCCCTCAATAGCATCTTTAGTTCTGATATGGCTGTCGGCAGATATGTTGCACAGAGGGCGGGTATCGGTATCAACGCAGGTCGCATCCGTGGAATCAACGCTAAGATCCGAGGTGGAGAAGTACAGCACACGGGTGTTGTTCCTTTCCTTAAAAAATTTGAATCAACTGTACGATGTTGCACACAAAATGGGATTCGTGGCGGATCAGCAACCGTCCACTTCCCAATCTGGCACCAAGAAATAGAAGACATCCTAGTTCTTAAGAACAATAAGGGTACAGAAGACAACCGAGTGAGGAAACTTGACTACTCAATCCAAATTTCAAAACTTTTCTACGAACGTTTCATTGCGAATGGAGAGATTAGCCTCTTCTCACCGCATGACGTACCAGGTCTCTATGATGCTTTTGGTACTGACGCATTTGACGCTCGCTATGTGGACTATGAATCAGATCAGTCTGTTCCAAGAAAAACTATCGGGGCACAGGAATTAATTCTGGATCTTCTGAAAGAGAGAGCAGAGACCGGTCGTATTTACATTATGAATATTGACCACTGTAACTCACACTCTTCCTTTAAAGATAAAGTTTACATGAGTAACCTTTGTCAGGAGATTACTTTACCAACTACTCCTCTGGAGCATATTGATGGTGATGGTGAGATTGCTCTGTGCATCTTGTCTGCTATCAACGTAGGTAAAATTAAATCCAATGAAGAGTTGGAAGAACTTTGTGATCTTTCAGTGAGAGGTCTGGAAGAATTGATTGACTATCAAAACTATCCAGTCAAAGCAGCAGAACGTTCTACTCTTGCACGTCGTTCTCTTGGTATTGGTTACATTGGACTTGCACATTTTCTAGCAAAGAATGGTTTCAAGTATGACGATCCAGCAGCATGGAGATTAGTCCATGACCTGTCTGAATCTTTTCAATACTATCTTCTTAAAGCAAGTAACACCATCGCAAAAGAAAAGGGGGCATGTGAGTATTTCAATCGCACTAAGTATGCAGACGGTATCCTTCCCATTGACACATACAAGAGGGACATTGACGAATTTTGTGGAACGGAGTTAAGTCATGATTGGGAAAGTCTTAGAGAATCTATCAATACCCACGGTCTTAGGCACTCAACACTGTCCGCACAGATGCCTTCAGAGAGCAGTTCCGTTGTGTCAAATGCCACCAATGGAATTGAACCACCAAGAGCTTACTTGTCCACTAAAAAGTCCAAGAAAGGACCACTCAAACAGATCGTTCCTCAGTTCAATACTCATAAAACTAACTACACTCTTTTATGGGATATGAAAGATAACGATGGTTATATTAAAATTGTTTCTGCTATGCAGAAGTTTTTTGACCAGGCAATCTCTGGTAACTGGAGTTATAATCCAGAAAACTATGAGAACAATGAGGTTCCAGTTTCTGTTATGGCGGGTGATCTTTTGAAAACCTATAAGTACGGATGGAAAACTTCTTATTATCAAAACACATATGATAACAAAAATGATATGCAGGAACTAGAGGAAAAACAACAAGGCATTCAAGATTTACTAGAAGATATTTTTACAACCGAGGAGGAAGATTGTGACAGTTGCAAAATTTAGAGTTGGTGGTGATCAGATGCGTAGTCAAGTAGATGGCATGACGGTATTTAATACCAGTCAGGTAGATAGCACCAAGCAAAAAATGTTCTTTGGACCTCCTCTTGGTGTTCAAAGGTATGATAAGTTTAAGTATCCTGTGTTTGATAGGTTGACTCAAACACAACTAGGTTTTTTCTGGCGTCCTGAAGAGGTATCGCTACAAAAAGATCGCGCTGATTATCAAGTTTTAAATGAAGCACAAAAACATATCTTCACGTCAAACCTCAAGTATCAGATCCTCCTGGACTCCGTACAAGGTCGTGGTCCTGGCATGGCTTTCATGCCTTATTGCAGCCTACCCGAACTTGAGGGTGCCATGAACATCTGGCAGACCATGGAGATGATCCATAGTCGCTCTTACACCCACATCATCAAAAATGTATACGCTGATCCTTCTGATGTCTTTGACCACATTCTAGACGACGAGAAGATCCTCTCACGAGCACAATCAGTTACTCGTGCATACGATGAGTTTATACAGGCAGCACAAGAATGGGGTGCTGGCAATCAATGGCAGCATGCATTGGATGACTGTCAATCCGCACAAGATACACTTTATGAACTTAAAAGAAAACTCTACCGAGCAATGGCTAATGTCTATATCCTGGAAGGCATTAGATTCTATGTCTCGTTTGCATGTTCTTTCGCCTTTGGAGAACTTAAACTCCTGGAAGGATCTGCCAAAATCATCGGACTCATTGCGAGAGACGAATCCCAACACATGACTATCTCTCAGAATGTTCTGAACAAGTGGCGTGATGGTGATGATCCTGACATGGCACAGATTGCTAAGGAAGAGGAGATCAATGTCTATAGTATGTTTAAGCAGTGTGTAGAAGAAGAAAAACTTTGGGCAGAATATCTATTCAAGGATGGTTCTATCATTGGTTTGAATGATAAGTTGCTTGCTAAGTATGTTGAGTGGACTGCTAATCGCCGTCTAAAATCTATTGGACTTAAGGCAATCTTTGATACTCCAATTACAAACAATCCTCTACCATGGACAGAGCATTGGTTATCTTCTAAAGGACTGCAGGTAGCACCTCAAGAAACAGAAGTAGAATCCTATATCATTGGGGGGATCACACAAGATGTTCAAAAAGATACGTTCGCTGGTTTTCAGTTGTGATAAGATATTCTTTACCTGGTTGGAGGGAAGACCTCCTACAGACAAATCTACCCAATCAAGAGGAGAGAGATCTCCTCTCAAAGGGTCCGTCAAGTCTCGCTCAAGCGTGGAGAATGCAGGCAATAAAATACAAATACGCGACCCATGGGACTGAATAAATAATGGAGGTTATATCATGAGTATGTGGAAGAAAATAAAGAGTATCCGAATCCCTGGATCTATTGTGGCAGCGTCTTTGACGGGTCTCTTATTGGGGACAACTATGGTTTTGTTTACAAGATTACCTGTAGCACCACCAACCGTTCCTACATCGGTAGAAAATACTTCTGGCAAAAACGAAAGCCTAGAGATACTGGTCAAACTACCAAGCGGCGAAGAGTTACAAGTGAAAGTAACTGGAGAAAGTACTACGGAAGTTGTCCAGAACTTACAGAAGATGTTAAAAAATATGGACGGGACGCTTTTTCTAGAGAGATCCTCTCCTTACACACCACACCAGGGCGGGTCAACTACGAGGAGACCCGTCAACTCTTTGTCAACAACGTTCTTACCGAGAGCTTGACAGACCACACCCCCACATACTATAATTCAAACATCCTCGGACGTTACTACAGGAAAGACTATTTTGATTTTGGAAATGATTCTGGCGTTGACGCCTGCTGACTATGACCACCTTGCACGAGCAGTGCAAGTTGAGGCAGCGACTAATACAATGGATGAATACTGTGTTGCAGTGTCCATTCTAAATAGAGTCAGGTCACCTATGTATCCTAATACTGTTGCTGATGTAGTGTATGCTCCTGGACAATATGAAGGTTTTTTATACCGTCGTCCATCTGCCAAGACTTCTACAATCACTCGTTTGTCAGACACTAGTAAAATGGTTTCTGCATACAAAATTATTGGAGACAGAACCAGTTTTAAAGGACAACGTATGTTGCCTTATCGTGTAGTTGCAGAAGATCCTATGTGTGATCCTAAAGGTAATTTCTT